TCACAAACAAAAAAAACAGATACACCCCGTCACTTAAAGAAACCACCCACAAAAAAAACAAGCCGTTATAATTTTAGATAAAACGGATTGTATATCCTTATTATTGTTTGTTGTGGTTTCTAGCTTTTTAATTTTGTCTTTTTAAAATGCAACCTAGACGTGTACGGGGGTTTTTCGATAGTGAACGATAACAAGATACCCTTTCAGATTTTTTCAACAAAACAAAATGAGTTGACAAGATGTTGTAATTGTGCAACACCCGAGTTGTTTCGGTCGTTAACTACCTACGCCAATACTAGCTTTTAGCTTAATCCTTGATAAAATCGGTAGTCAGGACTACTAACACTACAATATGTAGTTCTCCAGCGTGTACCTAATGAGATAACACTCTGATATTATCTAATAGATATAATACTACAACTAATACTATAGATATAATACTATAGTTAATACTAATCAGAGTAATCGTAGTAGTTGTATTAGCCCGTGCTTGTCTTTAAAACCATCGGTCTTTTGTTTGGCTATGTCCAAAAGTTCCTTCTAGAAACTTCTCCAAGTCTTGTTTCAATAATTGTTCTCTATGATCTTGAAGTTGGTTCTCGCTGTCTATAGCCATTTGTTCTACCCAATAGGCAACAGCGATTGCAAGAGCATCAAGTCGGTCATCATTTCTTAATGATCCTCTATCTTTTGTTATCCTAGTTAACTGATAGAATAATTGGTAGTTAGGGTCAGTTGTGTCAAAATCTTGACGTATTAACTGCGGACTAACAACCAACCTATGTTGGTTCATCACAGGTTCTAACGTATCAATGATACGAAGTTCCTTTTGTTTGGTATGATTAACTTCTTCTATAGTCACAGGATAATACCTTTGGACTACAGGTTTTAATAGTTGTGTAAACATACCATCACCAAAGTTACTTTCAACGATAATCATATTAACTTTAGTGTCTCTAGCTAGTGTTGCAATCTTCGTTAGATTGCTTTCTGTATACCCACCACTTAACCCCGTGCAGTTCTGCACAAATAGATTACCACCTAGCTGTTTGACTATGGCAATCGCCAATTCATCTTGACCACGACCCGCAGGATCAATAGACATTACAGAACCTTTGTAATCTCCAAAGTCTTCGGATTTAAACATAGGTTTATAATACTTATCTCCTGTAAAACCTACGCTTGGTAAATCTTCACAAATGTATTCGGGACTACCCGCCCAAGCTAACTTGACGGGAGCTACATCATTATTGATGTCCATTACTACTAAATCACTTAATTTAAGTGGGTATCTTTCTTTATCTGATAAAGTAGTATCAAGCATAAACTGAAGGGCAAAGCCACTTCGTCCATAACTTGCTTCTCTTTCTTTGAGCTCTAAATCATCAAACCTTTCGGGATCAATAGGTTCTAGCTCTCCAAACTTACCTTCTTTAATAAAAGGTGCTAGTTTGTTTTCATATCTATATGCTTTTAGTTTTTCAGGATTTCTAGCTGTCCATATTCTAGTTTCATATCCTCTAGTCGGTAAGTCATTATAAACTGACATATCCGATTGTGGTGTACCTAAAAATATAATCTTACCATTAGGAGATAACACAGCTTCAAACTCTTTAACGTTATCTGTAAGTTTATCTCTCATACTTTGAGTTAAACTATTGTTTAAACTTTCGCAGTCATCAGAAATAATATAATCTGCTCTACTACCTGTTAGTTGTCCTGTGATTCCTACGGACTTAACAGATGGAGAGTGTGCCGCTTTTGCAGGGGCAACATCAAAGGATACATTACTTCCCCTTTGGTCTGATCTTGGTGTTAAGTGCTTTAGTATGTCCATTTCAGTTATTAGTCTTTTTGTAAATGTACTGAAATCATCTGCTCTTGTTTTACTTGCTGATACTACGAGAAATTTTAAGTCGGGGTTTTTCAACAAGTTCCAACATACAAAGGCACTACATATCCAAGACTTACCTACACCTCGAAAGGCTTGTATAACTGCTCGTCTTGGTGCATTCTGTAAATAGTCAGCAATATCAAATTGCACTTTTGTTGGGCTTGGAAGATTTAAATGTTTCCAAGCGATATACAGGAAGTTCCTGAAATCTTGGGTTATCTCTTTCATAATATACCCTTTAAACGCCACTAGAGGCGTGTATATAAGCGTTTATTGCTTTATGTCTCCTTTACCTTGTATTACATCAGAGAGCTTAAATGGGAGCTCCTCTGCAAGTTTCGCCATAGAGTTGTTCTCGGTAGGTACACAATCTATGTTATTATCCTTTAAAAACTGCCTAGCAACGTTAAGATCAGAAGCTTTTACTTCTGGGTCTCTGATTTTTTCTAGTAGTTTATCAGTTAGTTTGCTGTGCAGTTCTGATAATTTTTTTTCTGTTTCTTTACTCATATTATGTTCCAACTTTTGATTGAGCCATTCTGTGTGCGACTTTGAATGATTTTCCTTTTCGCATCTGATCTTTCATAAAATTCATATGTTTTGTTGAATGATGAACAGAATGTTTTTTAAGTGTGCTCATTTGTTGTTTAGTTAATGCTTTTAATTTTTTACTCATAGTTTAACATTTCCATTTTCGTAGAGCTAATGCTTTTCTTGTTGGTCTACCTTTGCTATCTTTCATAGCACCCTTAACTCCAGACATACGAGCACAAAAGCTCTTTCTTCTTTTTGCCGCTTTTGATCCTCGTTTTACTTTTCCTGTAACGGGAGCTTTTAAATTATGACCTTTAGCTTTAAAGTATGCTCTACCTTTTGCAGTTAATCCACCAGTAGGGCTTTTGTGTTCTTTTCTCATTAGTCCATACTTGTTATGCTAGTAATTTTTTTCTCACCAGAATATTCATCTACTTTAACTGTAGCTTTTACTTTAGCACATTGGTATTTAGCATTTGACGATCTTTCGCTAATTCTTTTCATTTTAAGGCAAGTCGCCATTTTTTGATCTTGTATATATAAATGTTCTTTTAATACAGCAGGTTCTCCCAGAAACATTAATAGACTAATGACTATTTCCATTTCCGTTCTCCCTAACTTTATCTTTTAATTTTTCTAAATCAGCTAATGCTTTTTCTAATTGTTTTTCTAAATGCTGTAGCATTACTTGATTGTGAATGTTTTTGTTTAATAATTCTGTATGTTCATCAGTAGTCTTATATAAATCTTCTATAAGGATAAATTGTTCTTTATCTACGGTAGTCTGTTCACTTGCTTTTAACAAGTCAGCATTCATTAATTCTCTTGAAGTCTCTAGACTTGTTAACCTAGCCGTAATCTCGGTGAATGCGAATATACCTAAACTGACGGCTACGATTATCCCAATCATATTTTTGATCGGCATACTTACTGAAGTGTTTTCAGATACTTTCATAACTACTCACATTGACAACCAAAGTCTTTATGACAAGTAGGACAAAGGTTATCTCTGTTTATTTCTTCGGGTTCAGGAAAAGCTATAGGCATAGCGTCTTCTATTGCTTTTTCCTGTTTTTTCCAAAATTTTTTAATCCAATTAATAATTGTTTTCATTATTATAATACTATTGCAATAACAAATAGTACCCCTACAACTAATACAGTTTTTCTATGAAATAACCATAAGTGTTGCATATTACTTTTAAACTCTTTCATATTATCTCCTATTTTCGTTTTACTAAATCTGTAGCTTTTATTCCATAGATTGCCGCAACAATACTAATCCACAATGAAACTAGCCACCACGGCATCTGTTGGAGCTTCTCAAAATATAAATCTATTTTATTTTGTATTTCTTCATCTTCTGCAAACACAGAATATGCCAAGAGAAACAAAGGGGAGCTGACCGTCAAAAGTACGAACTCGTCCTTCCAGTCTCCCTTCTGGTTCTCAAATACTTTTCCTTGGTACTCGATGTCCCCTCGTTTCATCTTCTCGGCGTGAAGTAGTCTAGCTTCTGATAAAGCTTCTTTTGTTTTTTGTTTATCAGAATATAATTTTGCACCAGTCTTGATGCCCATTGATAATAAATTTAACCACATATTATGATACTCTGTATCTTCCTCTGTTTAATTTTTTTGATGTTACTCTTAAATTTGACATAGAGTTATCTCTAGGATTTTTATTTCTATGATCTATGTCTCGACCATCACCTTTTGATACAGCACCTAAACGAGCTAATCTTCTTCTTGCTCTATTTCTAGATGCTCTATCTAATTTTGACTTTGTAGAACTTTGGTATTTTCGGTATTCTGCTTTGTAGTTTCTACTACGCATATTTTTTCTTTTTAGGAAAACCTGCTTTCATATTAGCATATGCTTTAGCTGAAATGGTACTTTTAGATTTTGGTCTTGAAGTACCTGCTTTTTTCCTTGCATTTATATTTGCATATAATCCACGTCTTTTTGCCATTTTATTATACTCCTTCTGTAATAGTTTCTTGACAAATAAATCTAAAATAGATTTTATTTTTATTTACTTCTTCTACACCAATTTTTTCTAATTGTCTTATACTTTCATTATATCCTCTAACCATACAATCATAATGACTATTTAATATTGCCGCTTCATAAGGTGGCATACATTGTTGTGCTGTTGCAGAACACATAAACATAAATAAAACTAATTTCATTTTTTATGTTGTCTCCTTTTGTGTTTATTCATAGAAGACCATTTAATTTTACTTTTGTTTGTTGATATAGAAGTCTTTTTAAATTTGCTTCTGGTTTCGTGAACCTCTTTATTTAAGAAGTTAGATTTCTTTTTAGCCATTCCACTTAAAGAATCCGACTAATCCAACTATTAAAGTACCTAAAAATACTAATACAGAAATCGCACCTTTACCTTTTGATACTTCAGTTCTTAATGATTTAACTTCTTTGCTTAACTCTTTAATACTTTCCTGAATATGTTTCATTCTCTCTGCACATAACTTTTCGTGTGAAGAAAGTCTTACTCCTGCTGATACCTCTCCGTATTCACGAGGTGTCAGCTTTTTTCTAGGCATTGTTATTTAATGTGAAGTGTAAGATTAGCTTCTTCTTCAGTTAATGCTTCTCCTGCCATTAGCTTTGCTTTCGCACTTGCTCTAATATTTGATATATTAGCGTCTGCGTCTTGAAGTTCTTGCATTTTTGCATTTACTTCATCTTCACTTGGCATTGTTGCACCTTCTTTAACAATTTCAATGTATTGATATTGCATACGTTCAGAATTAGGAATTTTATTTCCATTGTCATCTTCCTTTTTCCAATGATACCAACCACCACCATTAAAAGTGTCTAAAGCTAAACTTAAATAATCTTTTTCCATAATTTATATTCTCCTTATTATTATTGGCTATCGCCTAGTCTTACAAATGTCATCATTGTTCTATTAGAATTAGTATTTCCATACATATTCCAAGCACCAACCTTTTCAAACTTAACTCTAAATGTTGAAGCATTAGTGACATTTACAAATGCTTCTGTACTAGAACCAATATACCAACCTTGACCGTCTCCTGTGTGTGGAGAAGTTAATTCATCATAAGATGAACCACTATCTGTAGAAGCCCATATTTTTTGATGACCACCTACATTACTTGAATCTCCATCCCAGTTATAACGCACCCACCACAAACCAGTTTCAGGAAAAGTAAAAATACCTGATGAGTATGACATACCAGTTCCAATTTTAGCAAAGGTTGCGTCATCTACTCTTTCAAGTGGTGTGACTGGGTCTTGTGCAGTAGTACCTGAATTTGATGTCATTCTCCACATATCAGCACCACTAATTCCTACTGGTGCGTTTGTCCAACTTGGATTAGCACCTGAACCACCAGTTTGAAGTAGTTGTCCTGCCGTTCCATAACCAAGTCTAGCAAGTCCACTTCCGTCTCTATATAAGATGTCTCCCTGCGTAGTAAGTGTTGTACCTACATCAGTTCCGTCTAATCCTTTTTCTGCGAGTTTAGTCCAATAGGTAGCATTGGAAGTCGCATTTCCAGTAGACGCTAGTATGCAAATAAAAGTCTCACCACCTGAAGTCACTATGTCATCAACGACATAAGCAGTAGCACTATTATAAGCACCTCTGAATACTGGCTTAATTCTACCTAAATTTAATGTTGCCATTATTTATTTTCTCCTTATTTATTTTTATTGATTGATTTAGACTGTGACTTCCAAGTTTCCGTTTGTGTCTACTGTGAAAGTTAGTCCTCTTTTCGCTACAAAACTTTCGTCAAATTTATCTGATTGTTCTGTATCGTTGTTTGCTACAGACAAGTCGTCTGCACCATTTGTGTAATGAACAATAAGGTCTTCTTTTTGTGAACCTGTACCATTCGTTTTTACAAAACCATATAAGTCTGAAGAACCTGCGTCTCCAAAAGTAAGTTCTGTTCCTGCACTATTTACAACAACGGCTTTCTCTTGGTTAGCAGATAAGTTGGAAACAATGTCAGATAAGTCTCGTGCCTTACTCATTATATTACCAAAGTATCTGCTTCAGCTTCAGTTAATGGCTCTCCTGCCACTAATTTAGCTTTTGCACTAGCTTTTATGTCTTCTTTAGCTTGATTTTCTTCTTCTTCTGCTTCTTTCATAGTTTTAAAATTAGCATCTTGAGCTTCTTTTAATTCTATTTCTTCAGCAGTTAAATCTACTAAAACACCATTTGGATTTTCTAAATCAATTATTATTTTTTTCATATTATCTTTTCACTCCATATAAAACAAAATTTCCTGCTTCTATATTTCCTGAAGAAGCATACATAGTAAAGCCATCAACAGCACCACTATCTTTTAATATTCCACCACCTTGATATGGTCTAATGGTGTTGTTTGTACCACCATGACCCATTTGAAAACCATGATTATAAAAATATTTCCAGTTAGATACCGCAGTACCGCCAGATGGGTGTGCAGATTTTGTTGGATTTACAAAAGTACTCGTACCGCTATTTGCGTGGTCTCCGCTTGACCCAGAATAATCTTGCCCAGATGCTCTTGCATAATCGCTACCTCTACCAACAGAATAAGTATGACCTGCCGAAGAACCATTGTGGTAGCCAAGATTAGTAAACCAATCATAACTAGCAGACGAAATGTCAGCATTGCTTCTTCTAAGTCTCAAATATAATTCCGCACCACTTGTACCTAATCTTACGTCATTGTGATAAAGATGATATACATGATAATCTGAACCAGAAAATACTGCGTTAAATGTAACTGCTGTTAATGCAGTTGTTACGTTTGTTTCAGCTATTTTTACATAATTACTTGCTAAATCTGCCCAAGTAGGATTAGCACCTGTGCCTTGCGTCTTTAGGAATTGTCCTGAAGTTCCTGCACCTAATCTTTGTAGACCAGAGCCATCTCTGTAAACTAAATCGCCTTGTGTCGTTAAAGTCGTTGTTAAGTCAGTACCATCTGTTCCTGCTTCTGACATTACATTCCAGTAAGTAGTATTGGTTGGAAGGTTTCCTGTACTCGCTAAAATGCAAACATAAGACGAACCATTGTAAGAAACAACATCGTCAATTGCGTAAGCTGTACCAGCATTATAAGTTCCCTTCCAATTGAACTTTATATTGCCTAGATTTATTGTAGCCATAATTAATTTTTCTCCTGTTATATTGTAGCTATTAGTTCGCCATTTGAGATTGAGAAGACAAAGCCACTCGCACTAAATAAACTTTCATCAAAGTTGGCGTATTGACTTTGAGAAATGTTGTCTGCACCTTGATTAGTCGTAATAACTCTTACAGAGTTTACCGCAGGTACAGGTGTATTCGCTTGTCCCCCCATTCCTGAATGAGACGAGCAGTAATAATAAAGAGTAGGTGCACCTGTAGCGACTACTATAGTCACTTGTGTCGAAGAATTTACGGTCACACCTGTTGTATAAGCATTTGAGTTTCCGCTATCTGTAGAAAATCTAAATGGGTGTGCTGAAGGGTGATTAAATACATAAGTATTTCCTTCGTATAATTCTAAAGTATCTTGTTGAACACCATCTATAAAATATTTGTTTGAACCACCTACTGACTGTACCGTCACAGTCTTAACTAAAGTAGAACCATTGTAATAAGTTTCAAATCCATAAACTTCTGCTGAAGAAGTCGTAGATAAATCAAATCCGTTTTGTGCTGAATTAACAACTAATGCTTTACCTTGATTACCTGTAAGGTCTGAAGTCGTTTTGCCTGTTCCACCTCTTGCTACTGCTAGAGTATCAGAAGTGACTGCCGTTGCACTAAACGAAGCTAGTGAAAACGTACCAAAAGTTAAAACATAAATTTCATCATTTACAGAACAACCTACATCTAGAACTACATTGTTTCCGTCTGTAGCCGTGTAATCTGAAGGGTCAAGATGAACACCATTTTTGAAAACATTTATAAACCCTGCATCATAGCTTAATACCGCACCACCAGTATCAGAGTGAGATGCACCTGTAAAAGTAGTTTGGTTTGCTGTTGCAATATATTTGAACCTGCCCGATGTCCCATTCACAGAACTCCCTGCGTTTATAAAAGACGAACCATCGTACACTTTCATAATATCAGCAGTCGTATCAAACCATAAAGTACCTTCTACTGGACTTGATGGTGCTGTCGCTGAAATTTTGTAAGTGTTTTCAAAAGCATTTATATCTGTAAGATTTGTAGATACAGTTGATACTGCATTAATGTTATCTGCAACAGAATTAATTTTAGTTTGCTCTGTAGAAGTAGGTGAAATAAAAAGCCAAGCTGTTGTACCTAAATCGTATACTTTCATACGATTGTCAGTAGTGTTGTAATATAGAGCTCCGTCTGTTAGTGCATTCCCATCATTATCAAGAGTAGGATCACTTGATTTAGCTCCTAAAAAGTCATCATCAAAAGTATCTAAAGCCGCTTCTGCCGCCGCTTGTGCATTTTGAGCCGCAGTAGCACTATTAGCCGCCGCTGTTTCTGATGCCGCCGCCGCTGTTGCTGAACCTGCAACTGCATCAACATACGTTTTGTTTACGGCATCATTATTACTTGTAGGTGTAGCTACATTTATAATTCTTTTATTTTGAGCATCAAATAAATCTTGTGCATTTTTATTTAATGAATTTTCTGTAACATCAATAGCTTCTTGTGCCATAAAGAAACTTTGGTTTCCATCTTGGTCAAGAGTAGCTTCTGTAAGTGTAGACCCGTCTTGGTAATCTACAAGTCGTGTCGTTCTGTTAGACGATCTAGTAAATTTTATAACTACACCAGTTGCAGGTGCAGTTGTAAAAGTAATCGTTGACGCATTTGTAAATGTGTAATCTGTAGTTATAGTTTTAGTAACACCATCTAATGAAACAATTACGTGTGCTTGTTCAATGTAGGGAAAAGTTACACTAAAACTTGTTGTGCTATTATTACCCGTGTATGTATCTATTGCAAATGCCATATATTAATATAAACTCCTCGCTCCTTTATCTGGTAATCCAGAATTGTCTCTTAAAAAGTTAAGTAATTGATTTATTCCATATAAGTTTTGATATGGAAGTATTCTCATTATTCTATTTAAATCTGATTTACTAAAATCATAATCTGATCTAGTTGCTTTTAAACCTGATCCTAATATTGGAAAGAACTTACCAAAAATTAAATCATAAGTTGGGTTTCCTGTAATTAAATTCATTTCTTGACCAGATGATCTAGTATTAAATCTATGCTCTGGTGCTATCTGCCCCATAATCATATCCATAAATGGTGGCATTACAGAAGACCAACCAGCTCTTTGAAAAGCGGCTATAGCAATTTTACTATAGTCACCTCCTTTAACGTCTCCAAGTTTTTTCTTTAAATATTTTTTCTTTTCAGATGAAGACATACCTACAGAATTAAAATGAGCTTGTGCTGTGTATGCTAGACCACCAATTAAAGTTGTATACATAAACATAGAAAATGTTTGTGCATCAGCCATAGCAACATTATGTAAAAATTGTTTGTTCCAAGCATTCATTATAAATTGTCTAAATTGAGACATAGTTTTTCCAAATGAATTGTCTGTAAAAAATCTACTTGTATCTCCAATATGATTGTACTGAACAGAACGTCTAGTAAATCTATTAACTGCTACAGCAAATCTTCTTACTAAATCTTGATCTTTAACAGCAACAAAATCAAAACTTAATACTCTATATCCTAAAGCATTTTTTGTTGTTACTACTTTAGGGCTATTAAATTCTTTTGCTAAAGCTATTAAATCTTTATCACTTAAACCTAATACTCTGTATCTATTTAGTTTACCTTTAGATAAACTTTCAATTAAATTTCCCTTTTTAGTACCTTCAATTAAATCTTCTGCAAGATTATGAACAAAACCACGCATAGCTAATTTTCTTTGTAAACTATCTATGTGTAATAAACCTGAAGTATAACCTGTAACTTTTTCTGCCGCATTAGCACCTGCTTTTGAAAGTAGTGCACCTTTTTGAAAATCTGTTTTTGCAGAACCTCTATCTAAAACATCTAATGATTGATGTAATCTATAAATGTGGTCATCACCATTTGATGCACCCATTATAGCCATATCTTTTCTAAATGTATCAGGTAATTTTCCTGCTTGTGCATCATCAAACAATTTTCTAATTGCAGGTATTTGATTAGCTAAAGTTCTTAAACCAATTTGTGAAGTTACAACTCCAAATTCAGGAAGCTGTGCAACACCTACTTGGTTTAAAACTCTAATAAAATTAAATCGTCTTAAATCTCTTAACCACGCCTGATAACCTTGTGATGGATCGCCCCCTTCTGTTGAACGTCCCATAAGATTATTAAAGAAACTATCTATAGTTTTATGTTCTTCAGTAATAGCCATTTCATCAACAGGTTGACCTCTATTTACAAGTTGTCTAATTTTACCTGATGGATTATTTTTATAACTATCTGTAATATCATCTTTAACTTGATTGCTATATTTTAACCATTCACTTCTGCTTTTAACACCAAGTTTACTAGCTAATCCATACCAACCTGACATTTCATTTGTGTACGAATGCCACAACATATCAATATCGTTTTCGTAAATTTCATCTAATCTAACAGTTTGACCTTTTGCTTTTCCTGTTGTTAAAACGTGTTCGTAGTTTTCATCAAGTCTTATTCTTGCTTCAAATCTACCAGATGTAATAATATTAATTTGATCTTTTGATAAACCTGTAAATAATTCATTTCTAATATCATCATCTAAATTAGAAAAGACATCATCAATATACTCTTTTAATTTTTGAGGGTCTCTAATTTTTACAAGTTGTTCAATATCAAAACCACCTTGTCTGCTATTATATTTTGCAAACTTCATTATAACTCTAGCTAAAAGTCTTGCTTTAGTTATAGATATTTTTGCAGTTTTACCTTTATCAGTTTTAATTTTTACTTCTCCACCTTTTGCAATAGGATTTTCTAATCTATCTAAAAGTGGTTGTTTTCTAGCGATAGCACCTGTAATTAAATCTTCCATACCATCTTCGCCAATTCGTTGTTGCAAAGTGTAATAACTATCGTAACTAATTTTTCTTGGTACGTAATATCTGCCTGTGTTTGCCGCTAAATCTTCAGCACCCTCAACACCTGCTTCTCTTAATTTTTTAGCAAATAATTCAAAACCATCTGCATAAGCATTAGCACCTTTAACAATGTTTGGATCATTAAGTATTTCTAATTCTCCTGCGTTTCTTAATTTTGCAGGTTTACTTAATGCAACCATAGCTCTTTTCACTTTATACATAAAGTCTCTTTTATGTCCAAATTGAAAGAAGCCTTTAACATCACTAACTAATGTGCCACCAAATCCTCTAGCTTTTAAGTAGCCTTTCATAGCATCATTAAGACCACCTTTAGTATAAACAACGTTATGAGCTTCCATAACCATTGTATCTCTAATAATTTCTGTTGTAGGTTCTTGTGCTACAAAATCTTTTTTAACTAAACCTTTTTCTTTGACTGACCAACCAATAGGGTCTTCTAAATTATCAAAAGCAAACTTTTTAGCTACTTTTGACATACTTGATCCTAAAGTTCCTGATCTAGTCATACTAAATCCTAAAAATGGTAAGTTTCTTAAAACAGGAAACGTTGGCTCTATACTTTCAACCATATCTGTATCAAATAAGTCTTTCTGAAGTTTTTTATTTTCAACAGTATGTTTTACATTCTTAAATTTTGTTTGTTCAGCTTGTTTAGTAGGTGTTAAATTGTTTTCAAACAAGTCTGCTCGTTGAGTGGCAACTCCTACATTTTTGATAGATTTAGACAATAATGCAGAGATACCCCCTCCAAGAGTACCACCTAAAGCTGATGTAATTATTATGTCATTTAGACCCATAGTAGGATTATTTGCTACAACAGGACTATAGAGAGCTCCTTCCATTGTACCATAAGCCAATCCTGCTCTAACAAAGTGTTGTCTTCTACTTAAACCAGTTAAAAATTGAGTACCTTTCATTACTTTAGACAAAGCTCCATATCCTGTTAAATTTACAGGGTCTAAAAGAAATGTACCAAATTGTAATGCAATACCTTTCCAACCAAGAGAAGCTAATAGTTCAGCATTCTGTTGATGTCGTTGAGCCTTTTGTCCTAAATAATCTAAATGTGCAGGATTAAGAGCATCTGCAAGATCATCTACATACTCACCTTTTAAATTATATTTTTTAATTGTGTCAAAAAAATCTTGTTTATTATTATCAAAACTAAAGCCATCTTGTTGTATAAAAGTTTTATTAAAAAATATATCTGAAGCATTAGCAAAGATTGTATTCTCTCTAATTGATGCTTTTACTGCTTCTGTAAATGTGCTTTGTTCTTCAAGAAACTTTTGGTATTCACTATAGTTATATGCTTTATCTAAAAACAAACCTCTACTAACATCTGGTAATTCACTAAATAAATCTTTTTGTTTAGTTATATCTATAGGTTTAAATTGTTTCGCTAGAGTTTTTTTTTCGTTCTCTAACAAATCTGCTTCTTTGTTTCTTCTAGTATTAAAATCATCACCAAAGTTACGAAGATTAGCAATCATACCATCTACGTCATTATCTCTAGCTTGTTTTATATAATTCATTTCAGAACCATCTTTTCTTGTAAATGATGTTCCGTGTTGAAATCCTACTGATGCAATTACTGTTTGCATAGCTTCACTTAAATCGTCCCAAGCAACTTTATGATCTTTACTTTCATAAGTTTTCTTAACTTGATTAGCATACCAATTATGACTTGCTTTATCTATTTCTGTTACTTGATCATCAGTTAATGAAAAATCAGCAGATGCTTCTTTTGCTTCTGCACCCGACATACCAAAAAATTGAGACAACAAATTAGTTGTTTCTTCTGATATACCCATTTCATTCATTAGGTTGACATCTTTTTCTTTTAAGTCAAACCCAGTTGCTACTGTAACTCCAGAGTTATCACTAGGCACATAAGCTTTCTTTACGCCTTTACCTTCTAACTCTGAAATAAAATTCCAATTTATATTCATTATGGTATCATATCCTTTGTTCGTTCAAATTCTTTTCTTCGAATTTCTTTGTTTTTAGCTTTTCTTTCAAGTCGTTCTTTATCTTCTTTAGCTTGTTTTTCTTCTTGCTCTTTTACTTTTGCTTCATATCTTTCTTTAACTAAAGAAATCGGTAATTGTAACCAAACTGTTTGACCATCTTTATATTCAACAGTAGAGGGTACTTCTAAAGGAGAGCCATCATCTTGTTTAAAATATATGACATCATCATCAGTATTAACAATAAGCTCATAATCATCTAAATCTATTCCTTCATTTACATTAGGTGCTGGTTGGTCAACATCAATATTAGTTTCATCAAAGAAGAAACCAACTAAATCTGTTTCTTGAATAATATTCTTTTCACCATTTAATTTTTCTTTTAATAATTCTATAGCTGTTACTTTAAAAGCATCATAATTTTCAGCAGGAACACCAAACTGATTTAACTTATAATTACTTACATAACGATCATTAATTTTTGTATAGTGGTTATCTAAAAACTTTTCTGTAAGTTTAAGGTAATCTGTATCAACACCACCTGCTATATTTTTAAAATATTTAGCAACCATATATGCTAACTCTTGATTTCTTGGGTTAGCCATATTTACAGCAAATCTTTGAATAGTTTGTTTATCTTGTGATGTTAAATCGTTAATTTCTTTTGTAGTAGTATCCATTGTACCCATACTTAATATAACATCTCGTGGGTCTTCTCCTGCTTGTATTCTAACGTTAGCTACAAAATACTTAAATCTGTTCTTATCGTTTTCTTTAAAATAAATTCCTGTGATACCATTTTTTTCTAAAGCGGCATACACCTCTAAAGCTAGTTTGTTATCTTCGGTATATTCTCTAGTTAATGGTTTACTTAATAAATCTTCTATTTGTTTGACAGGCTCATTTCTTTTCATACCTGACATCATAGTCATAGTAGTAGCTAAAAATGCGTCAGCATCAGATAAACCTTCTGATTTTCTTCTATTATATTCTTTTTGAAAAATATCAGAACCTAATTCTGTTCTGTCAGTTTTAGACATCGAACCAACATTACCATTGTACCAATTTACAGTATTGTTGTTTAGTTTAATTGAATCTCTTAATTTTTCAACTAAAGCTGTAACTCTTTTTCGATATTTAGGATTATTAATTATTGCAGGTGTACCGTCTGGTCTACCTTGAGTTAATAATTCTATATACTCTACTGAAAATCTTCCATCTAAATCTGCGTGAAGTTCAGCTTCATTAATAACTACATCATCAAAATCAGCATTAGATAAAGCAGTATTTTTATTTTCTTTTAATTTATAAAACATATCCTTAAATGTTTGAGACATATTATCTTGAAAGAATTTTGCTTTTCTTTCTTGATAACCATTAACATTCATACCTTCAGGATCGTTAGCTAATTCATCTTCATAAAAAGCTATTTCTAATTGTTCTTCAACTTTAGTAGGTAAGTTTTGTATAGCTAAAGAAGTATTACCAATAACTTTAAATTGTAATTCTTCTTGTTGTTTTTCAAATTCTTTTACATTTAACCATCTTCTTAATTCTTCTGTGCCTGTATTGTAAGCAGAAGCAAAAAATTCATCTCCTTCTTTACCTTCTAAAAAAACTCCACTTGATTCATTATAATGATCTTGCCAATTATAACCTTCTTGATTTCTTTTAGACCAATAGTCAGCTTTAAAATCTTGTATAAAATTATCTACAGAATTATTTGCATATTGTTTGTATGCACCATATCTAGCCCAACCATTAAATATATCAGGAAAACCATTCTTGTGAGCTTCTTTAGCTTCTTCTAAAGTCATTCCATTTATTTTAGCTTGACCTTCTTCTAATGATGTTTCGGCTTTTTGTTTTAAATCTTGATCGGCTAATTTTTTAATAGTAGGATTTATTTGTGCTAATGTATCAGCTAATGCACCAAATCTATCTTTACCAACAATCTTTTCTCCACCAACATTCATTATTGGTTTTGGAGTAGGTGCGTTTTCTAAATTGACGCTAACTCCAAGATTTGTATTTATTTTAACCATTAGTATCTAAACCCACTATCTGAACCACTTGTCATATCCATTGTTGTATTAGCGTTAGGCGTTGAAGGTGCCTGATTAGCCATATACACTCCACCAATATCTACAGCAGTAGATAAAGCATAAGTCATAAAACTTGGTTTATATGCTCGTGGTAAACTTAAAATTTGATTTGTATATCTTCTATTGTAAGACAAACGATCATAACCAATAGCTCTTAATTTATTTTCATAGTTTTGATCTATTGTGTTAAATTGTTTACCTGCTTGTCTAGATATATCTCCAAGAACTGTATTGTATAAATTACCACCTAAACCTTTTTCAAAGAATGCAACTTTTGCAGAGCCTTCAACATTTAGTTTTTGTGTAGCAACTTTTTCTTTTTGGAATGCCGCTTTATCTTCTTCAGCTTCTTGTTTTCTAATAAAAGCATTATCTGTGTAAATAGCTTCGTTTCTTAATCTAGCACCTTTAGTTTCTGCTTGTTGATTAATATAGTTAGCTTTATCTTTATCAGATCGGTACTGCGTATAACCTTGTAACACTTTTGTTGCGATATACGCTTCCATAGTACACATAATTATTCTTTTTTCTCCTTATAAAATCCGTAAAACAAAACTTTGTTAAACATTTTTTCGTTAATAATTTTAAACCCACACCATTTAAGCCAAGTTAAATGAAGTTTATTTCTACTATCTATATAATTAAATAGTATAGGAAACTTATCTTCCATTTCTTTTACTCTGTTTTTACACTCTTTTAAAAATTTAATTTTAATCTTTTTAATTTTAGGAGTGCAAAGTAAAAAGGGAGAGCCAATTTTTTTATCATCAAGTGATGCTACTACTCCATAAATTCCTGCAATTTCATCATCTACAAAAAACGATCTACAATAATCTGTCATAGTAAAACCTTTAAGCAAAGTTTTTTCTAAATTATCTGTTCCTGTTTTAGAAATAATTTCTCTTTCATCTTCAGGTCTTAAATCTTTTACTAATAATTTTATATGTTCGCTAGTTGCTTCTATTTCATTTATTTTCATTAAGTTATTATTCGTTGAGAAAGAACAGAAAATACCCCTTCCCATTCTGCCGAAAGAAAATTACAAGGTAAGTAACTATCGGAAGATATGAATATAACTGTATCTGTATTTTTACATTGAATAGGAAATTTAAACGTACCACTTTCTAAATTAGGTTGCCCAATAGTAAATGTACTTGATCCTAGTATCTGACCTGTAAATTTATATACAGATGTTGTTCTAGCTAATGGTGTTAAATTAACTTCAAAGAAACCTGTGTCTCCAAATATAATACTCATTTTCTTTAACTGTAATCTACCTGTGTTTACAGAAGTAGCATTACCAGTTGCTTTTTGTTCTCTTACAAAGAAAGTTGGAAACTGATATTTAAATGTATATTTTCTTCCTACAAGAACAGGGTTAGCAGAATAGTCATCATCTACAACTACAGTTGTGCTTGTTGTACTTGAAATAGGAATGTTTCTTCCTTTTTGTGTAGATGACCAAGACCCACCTAAAACAACGTCCATAGAATTTGTTTCTTGATATGGAAGTGTAAATGTAGTTTTATTTGTTGCACTATCATAACTACCTGTTAAACTCGTTTTACGATCTAATAAAACTGGAAAACTTAATCCTGTATCTACTTCATTTGTTTTTAAATTTAGTTTTTCTAAATATGTACCATCAGCTCTTTTGATAACCATATACAAATAATTTTGTATGCAATCACCATCTAATAAAACATCTGTATCTACAAATTTATATTTAGACCAAGACCTTTGTAAAGCTTTTGATCCTGCATCAAAATAATATTTATAAACAAATAAAGAGTTTCTTTCTCCTGAAGCAAAAGCAAATAACGTATTTTCAGAAGATGAACCTTTTAATCCATTAAGACCACCTGAAATGTATCTTGGTAAATTTACAGTTGTATCTAACGCATCTTTGATTTCTGTATCAGCATTTACATAGTATTCTCTAACACCTGCAAAGCTACCTCTAGATATTCCAAAGTAAATATTTTGTCCAAGACCTATTGGTTTTACACCATCATCAATTTCGTATTCAGTAGTTTGATTAATTGAAACTGTTTTAGCTGATAACACTTCTTCAGCATCAAGAGTAAACTGTGATTGATCTGAAAATAAAACAAGCTGTTCATTAAATGGTACAGCATATTTTAAGATAGATACTTTGTTATGACTAACAGCTAAATCAATCATATCATCATCTACAGCAGTTGTTACTGTAGTTGCCCAAAAAGTAAAAAACTTTCCTGCTTTAGAAAAGATTACGTTTTCATCAGATAAAAACCCAAGTCTATTTCTATAAAAGAATATATCATTAATCTTTCTACCAACGAACGTAGGGTCGGGACTTGTAGTCTCGTCCCCTACTGTTCGAGATGCAAATTCGGGTTCCGTATATGAAGTAGCACTAACCGTGTAAGATGAACCGTCTGCTTTGCAAAACCTAAAATTTCCGTCTGCCGTTCTTATCAACAAATGTGGCATTGTTGATGTATCAAATGAATTATCTAAACCATCTTTAACAGTTTCAACCCAAGCAGTTCCGTCCCATTGTACGAAGTAGTTATCAAATTCAGTACCACCATCTCCTACAATCTCAACAACAAATCCAGTATAACCTTTATATGGTAAGTCAGCAAACGAGTTAGTCTTATCCTTCACTAAAATTAAACCATCACCACCAAGTCCGTCTGATACTTCAGCAGTAAAAGTTCCTGAATTTTTCTTTACATATATAATAGAGCCATCTCTAACAATAGTGTATCCTGATAAATTAGAATTTAAATCGTTTGTTAACTCGGTAGCTATATTATCTGTAGTAATTGATGACGCATTACTAGAGCTAGAATTATCTAAAGTTTGAAAACTAGCAACGTTTGAACCATCAATATCAATTTCATAAGTAGTTTTGTATTGACCATTTTTTACATAAAATATTGCTTCATCAGGTCTAGCTGTAGATAGCGAACCTGATTTTGCAACTGTTTTAGTTTTGTTAACAATAAATGTGTAATCAGCAACAGTTACTAAATTAAAATCTTGTTGTGGATTTGTAGACGTTAAATAAGTTAATCCATCAGGAGTAACTACACTTTTATTATTACCTGCTAAATCATAAACTTTTATAGACTGATTATTTACAAGAACAGCATATTGTTCGTTGCTGTCTCTATTTATAATATGTACTTTACTATTTGTTAACGTATCAGTATTTAATTTTGCAATATGTTCAGTAGGAGGTCGTTTACCTAGACCAGTAATAATATCAGAAAGACCATTCTCTTGTATTGTTGCTTGATTTGGTAACTTTACTGTATCTGGTTGTTGGGACACCCCATTCAATAAATTTGGAATTGAATTTGAAATTAATCTTGCACTCATTATTCATCGCTAATTGTAGTTTTCGCAGGTTGAAAATTATCTCTGTCAATAACTCTGTATGTACTATAGTTATCAAAGATACTATGATCTCTAGTATCTCCTTCGTGTTCTTTTAATGCAGATAAAGCTGAAAGCTCATCAACTTGATGAAATGCGTGTAAAGTTTCTGATGCTAACATTCTATCTTGAAATATTCTAGCGGCTCTAATTGTAATATATCTTCTAGCCGTTTCTGGTAATTCTGTAAATTCTAAAAACCAAGTTATGTTAACTCTAATATCTTTAGTAATAGTATAAGTATGATTTTCTCTATCCCAAAGTTTTCTACCTCTTTCAACTAAATCTAAATCTGCATCTTTGTTTGAGTTATCTACTCTTAAACAATTTGAAGGTAATACAATTTGATTAGATGAATTTTTAGCAAGTAAATAATTAGTGTCAGTATTAAAATGCCACCCAACACTCTGTACTTCTCTTGATACGTTATCTAATATTTGTATTGCAATAGAAACATCAGTTGTTGTTGAAGATGTAATTGTGTTAACTGGGCTTTCCCCAATCGCAGTAAGCATTACATTTATTGCTTCTAATTTAGTTGTAACTGTAGTTGTCATAATAAATTCTATTTAGTGAGAGGCGACCGAAGCCGCCTCCCAAATGTAAACCAAACGTAATAAATTACGCAGATTTAATTTCAATCGAACAGATTGGATTTAGAGGTGCGTGACCCATAGCATATTTAGCTACCATTAACGTACCTTGTCTTTGGATTTGGTATTCCATCTCTGTAGACAAGTCCATTAATTTAACTGTTCCAACTGCATTTTTCTGCCAAACACAACCAACTGTGTTAGAAAAGTCACCTGCAAAGTTTGTAGATGAACCTTGACCAACGCCAGAGTTAATGTTTGAAGATGGTAAGTTGTTTGTAGGTACTATGTTAATACCTGCAACTTTTAATACTTTACCATCAGAGTAAGAACCTGATCCGCCCCAATCTCTGTTAATAACAGTAGTCGCTTGGATTAGATTGTAATATACCGCAGGAGAAACAGCACAATATCTGTCTTCCGCAGGCACATCAGCCGCATCTAATTTTTCAGCCGCACTAAAAATAGTAGCCGCCGCAGAAGCCGCATTAGTTGCGAAGTCAGCGTCAGTAATTTGTTGACCCGCCGCTTGTGGCGAAGCCGCACTTGCTCTACTATTTAAAAGTAGGTTTTGATAAACGTGCTTGTCCATTTGATTTGCAAGAGCTCTACCAAGTTCTTTTGAGTAGATTGATCTCACATCATAGTGGGACATAGCCTCATCTATTTTTGCGATAAATACTGGAGCAATCAATAAGTTCTCAATAGAGATTGTTCTCTCATTGTGAGTTATTGAACCACCAGTAATTTCGTTTCCTGCTGTGTGGTATGAAGCAGTTGCTTTACCAACGATAGGAAACTGTGCACTTTTTCCGTTAGAGATTGTTCTAACCAAGTGCTTATCTAGTGTCGAGTTTGCTGTTTCAAACGCAGTAATAACTTCTCCGCTGAAAATTTTCAAGAAAGAAGCAGTTGTACTACCTGAACCAGCATTCTGACCTATATTTGATACAGTATAATTTGACATTATATTTATATCTCCTTGTGTTTATAGGTTGTTGCTAATAAAGCATAGTAATTTCAGTTTCAGAATTATCCGTCCTCAAACGGGTTAAGTCTTACTCTTACGTGCTATTCTAGGACAGCAATTTATCCACAGAATTTTGTTAAATAACTTTTGATCTTGAAACTTTGTCTGCAACCATTTTTCTAAATGCACTATCTGTTGCATATCTAGGGTCAGCCATATCAGCTTTCATTTGACCAATACTTTCGTATGCTGATCCAGATTGTTGTGCGTTAGTTCCTGTTGCTAAAGTTGGTTCTTTAGTTTCAGATTGAAAACGAGCATACATACCTTTTATAGTAAATAATGCTGTTTCATTATCTTGACCAATGCTATCGTTAAATTGTTGTATTTCACTTTCAGGTAAATTTTCAGTTACCCAATCAGTCATTCTTTTATAGTTTTCTTCACCACCTGTGCTATCAAAAGCTTGTTGTTCAAACTTTTGTGCAACAGCATCTAAACCCGCAAGATAATTGTCTATGTAAGATTTAGGTAATCCTGCTTTTTCAAGAGATTGAATTGTGTTTTCACTTAACTCACCATTTTCTTCAAACTCTTTTTCAGCAGAAGAAAAATCAAAATTAACAGGTTTATCTGCTTCTAATTTTGTTTCTTCTTTTGGTGCTTCAGATTGTTTTCTTTCCAACTCCTGATAAGATTTAATTAAATCTTCTTGGCTTTTAAATTTACCAAGTATTAATTCTTCTTTAACAGGTTCAGTAGTTGGAGCTGTTTCAGTAGTTGCAACGTTATTTGCATCATCAGCTTTCTTTATCATTTGTTCTTGGTACTCTTGCGTTTCTTTTACTTCTTCCGCAGGTACTTCTACTTTCTCAACCATTAGTTCTCCTTATTATTTTTTGTTCTTTGGTCTTTAAAACTATCCCTGACTATACCCATACCTTCTTTTACAACGGCAGGGGAATTTTGTTGCATCATCATTTGTTCTTGCATAGCTTGTTGTTCAGCTTGGATTTGTTCAGGAGATTTTATTAAACCTTCCATTTCAACTCCAAGTGAAGTACCAACTCTTTTTACATATTCATCTAAATTTAAGTATGTCATTAGTTGTTCTGCAAAAGGTTGTAGTTGGTTAACAAATGTATTTAATCTTTGTAAATCACTTGATCTACCTAATGCTTCTAGTCCTGTTACAATTTTAGGACGTATGCTATCTTTAGGTAAATTAGGTAATGCTTTCTTTCTTTCCATTTGAAACATTAATCTGTTTATCAATGGAAGTTGTAACTCTTGTGATAATAAAGAATAAAGACCACCTAAACTATCGTCTAATTCTTTTGATACATAATTTATTTCTGTTGCTGTAACTCTGTCATTATTTCTTTGCACAGATGTATTTAACATAAATGCAAATTGTAATCTTTCTTCAATTAATCTCATTGTTTGAAATGCAACATTAAAATCAGAAAACTTATTAACTTGTAATGTCGTAACATCATTAGCATCTCCCTCACGAATTGCTCCATTAGGACTTTCAGATAAAGTTTTCAAACGAGTTGATCCATTTGGTTTTACTAAAAATAAAACTTTACTTGATGCCGCTGATCCTTCAACAACAGCTCTATATAAAGCTTCAAGACTACGAAGGTCACCAATATATTCTTCTATAAATCCTCTACCATAATCAGCATTATCAATAGAAGTATAACGTAATGGTATAAATGCGTTTTTATCTATAGGATAAGTTCCTACAGATGAAGGTATAATTTTTTCGTATAACTCTTGATGTACTTCCCATTTTTTTCCGTTAGCTGATCTTTTAACACAAGTATAAATTTCACAAGTGTCATCATAACCATCTTTAGTTTTATCGCCTTCAATTAATAACTTTTGTTCTTCTGTTAAAGAAGATGGTGCAACCATATCTTTTGTAATAATTTCTAATACATTACCTATTCCATCTCTTTTAATTACATATCTATCTAAATGATAAACTTTCATTTTAAGATCAGGTGTAATGTATAATAAAACATTACCTGCAATAA